GATTGACAACCACTACTCGAGTTATCATGAGACAGATGCAGATGGTTTAGGTGGTGGAGATGAACTAGATATAGCTATAGAAAGAATAGCTAGATGGTATAATGTATTTCCAAAAGCTGATGTGATTATAGGTAATCATGATAGGATTATAGCAAGGAAGGCACAAACAGGAGGCATACCTAGTAGATGGATAAGAGATTATTCTGATGTATTAAATACACCTAACTGGAATTTTATAGAGAGATTAGTTGTAGATAATGTACAATATTTACATGGAGAAGGAGGAACAGCTAGAACAAAAGCTAAAGGAGATATGATGTCTACAGTACAAGGACACTTGCATACACAATGTTATACAGAATGGTGTGTAGGCGCAAAGTTTAAAGTATTTGCAACACAAGTTGGTTGTGGTATAGACCATGAGAAGTATGCGTTTGCTTATGCTAAGGCAGGAAAGAAACCAGCTATAGGTTGTGCAGTAGTATTTGGAGGACATACAGTAATTAATGAATTAATGGATTTATGAAACTAAAAGATAAGAAACATACAATAGCACAAAGGATGGGTAGGATGGAAAAGGTACTTACTCAGTTATATTTAACCAATGTAAATTTTGGTGAGCGTATAAAGAAAATGGAAGAAATATTATTTAAAGAAGAAACAGATGAGTGATAGTAGAAAAGCATACGAAGAAGAGTTTGGTAATCTACCAACTAATAGTCAAGAAAGAAAAAGGATTCCTATTTATACTGGAGTGATTAAATATTTTCCAGATGCTTTAGCAGAATTAGCTAGAGTATCTTTAATAGGAAACGAGCAGCATCATCCTGACAAACCTTTACATTGGGATAGAAATAAGAGTACAGATGAATTAGATGCTTTGGCTAGACATTTAGTAGAAGCTGGAAAGATAGATACAGATGGTGTAAGACATAGTGCAAAGGTAGCATGGAGAGCTATGGCTAACTTACAGAAAGAACTAGAGAACTCTAACGAAAGAGATGAGCAATGGTATATTGACCAGTATAATAGAAATAGAAGTTAAAAAGTTTGGTAGTTAATTATTTTGTTTATATATTGCAGTTATTAACAATAAATATAATAAAACAATGGAAGAAACAACAGTAATTTACGATTCAGTTACATTAGTATTAAGAGGGTATTATGAAGCTGGTTCTAGAGGCAGCTACTTAGAAGCACCAGAACCTAGATATTTTCAGATACACGAAGTAATATGTGGTAAACAAAACATTATAGACATATTAGATACAGATGTATTATTACAATTAGAAGAGTTAGCTGTAGAACAGTACTCAGATTTAGTTTAACAAAAACAATAATTATGGCAATAACAAATCAAATATTTGAAACTTACAGAAGTCAGCAAAGAGTTGCTGAAAGGAATAAAGCAATAACACTTTTGCGCAAAGAAGGATATACTATCTTTGACCCAGAAGGAAACATCTTAAACGATATAAGAAGAACATCATATAAGTAATTATGACCGTATTGTTTGATGCAGATAGTTTAGTTTGGGCATCTTGCTTTAGAGCAGAAGATGATTTAGAACAAGCAAAGGTAGAGTACGATAACTCTTTTGAAAACATATTAATAAATCTTTATGGTAGTTATGATATTGATTCAGTTATTACTTTTAATAATAGTAGTGGAAATTTTAGAAAACTCTTAGATAAAAGTTATAAAGCAAATAGAAAAGGTACTGAGATTCCTCTAATACTAAAGGGGCTACATGACTATGTCACTGAGAAATACAATGGGGTAAAAACCTGTGGTGTTGAAACAGATGACTTGGTTGCTAGATACTGGAAACATATATCACAAGAAGATGGTAGAGATAATGTAATTATTTTAGCATTAGATAAAGATTATATGCAACTACCAGCTCTAATATACAACTATCATTACAATCATCAATGTATGTATGATATATCAGAAGTAGAAGCATTAAACAATTTCTATACACAAATGATAGTAGGAGATACAACAGACAATGTAAACTATTGTAGGGGTTATGGTAAAAAGTATGCAAAAAAGATATTAAAAGATTGCACAACACATTATCAGTTTACTAAAAAGGTGTACGAGTTATTTAAAAAAATATATAAACAAAAAGCAAAATTAAAATATATACAATGTTATAATTTACTTAGATTAAGAACAGAATGAAAGATGGAATATCTGATTCTAAGATAGCAGAGTACTTTGCTTTGACTACTTATGAATTAGAGAAAGGAACAAGTGTTCAAGAGATAGAAGATATCTTAAAGGAATACGAAGAAAGAGAAATGTATTTAGAATGTGCAGGCATATATAATGCGTTAGAGGTTTACAAGTTTACTGCTACTGTGGACATAGCTAAATTTGTTAGCCAAGATAAAATAAAAGATAATATTAAATTTATAGAAGATGATAGAGAAAATAAGAAAGGAAGTTGAACAAGCAACAATGCAAGATTTATCTGTGAAGAGGAGACAGAGAGAGTTGGTTTATGCAAGAGCAATATACTTTAAGTTGTGTAAAGAAAAAACAACTTTAACATTACAACAAATAGCAGACACATTAGGCGTTAATCATGCTACAGTTTTACATGGAATAAATAATGTATTCCCTATAATGATAGAACATGAGCCTTTATATAAAGAGATTTACGAGACGATTAGAGACCAAGAAGACTTAGCATATCTAAAAGAGAATTACAACGCTTTAAGAAAGAGATATGATAGTCTATTAAGAATAAAAACACCAGAGACATCAGAAGGTCATGCAGAGCTTATTAGTATTGTTAGAGAAGTTCCTGATAAACATATCGAAGTAGCAAAGGTTAGAGTCAAGGCAATGGTAGATATGATTAAGAACTATGCGTAAGATAAAAGTATTGAATCCAGATGCAGTTCAATGGTGTATAGCTAATGACTTTTATATTTATCCTGTTACAAAAGATAATCTTAATTATAATATCGTTGTAGAGAAAGGAAACAAGAAAGTAATTATACAGGAAACCTACAACAAAAGGTCTGTGCAAGAAGGGATTGCAGAGGTTTACTTAAAGCTTTACAAAAAACATAATACAAAATAATCGTTATCATTATATGTCAAGAGCTAAAAAGAATAGGTCTACAGAAATAAAGAGAACAGACGGAAGGAAGAACAACAAGAGGCTTGCTCCAAAGCCAATATCTACAATAAAGAAGCTACAACCTGCAAGGCAAAATAAAGCCAAGAGAGAGCGTATCTCTTCTTATGCGACCAATGCTATGAAAGAAGTGTTTGGAAGCGAGAAAGAGGCGTTTAAGCACCTTGCTGAGCTTGCTAAGAAGAACTTTACTCACATGAAACTACTAATGGAGTATGCTTATGGTAAACCATCAGATAGTATAAATGATTCTACTAAGAATAATAAGGTACAAGTTCCTGTAATCAATTTCTTTAACAACAAGGAGAGTCAAATAGATGATGACATCATAGATGTAACTCCAGAAGATGAATAGCAATATAAATCTACATAGTAAATACATTCCTTTGTTTCAATCAAAGAGTAGATACTTTGTGATTACAGGAGGCAGGGGTAGTGGTAAAAGTTTTGGTGTTGCGTTGTTTTTATTGAACTTAACGTATGAGCATGGACATAAGATTCTATTTACTAGATATACTTTAACATCAGCCAACACATCTATTATTCCTGAGTTCATTGAGAAGATTGACTTGATGGATGTACATAGAGATTTTAGGATAACTAAAGATGAGATAATAAACCTAAAAACAAACAGCTCTATAATGTTTAAAGGTATTAGGACCTCATCAGGTAATCAAACTGCAGCTCTTAAATCATTAAATGGTGTAACTACTTTCGTTGTAGATGAAGCTGAAGAGCTTTTAGAAGAGGATGTGTTTAACAAGATTGACTTTTCTATTCGTACACAAGGAAAACAAAACAGATGTATTTTAATATTAAACCCAGCTACAAAAGAGCATTGGATATATCAGAGATTCTTCTTATATAAAAATATTCAAGGGGGTTACAATGGTGTTACAAATGACGTAACCTACATACACACTACATACGAAGATAATAAAGAGAATCTATCTAAGTCTTTTATTGGACAGATAATGGATATGAAGCGTAGAACTCCCTCTAAGTTTGAGCATATTATTTTAGGAGGATGGATGGAGAAAGCTGAAGGAACAATAATTAGAAACTGGAAAGTTGGAGAGTTTGCACAAACAGAACTAACTTGCTATGGGCAAGACTTTGGGTTCTCTATGGACATGACAACGCTTGTAAAGGTCTCTGTAGATAGAGAAGTAAGGAAGGTATATGTAAAGGAGATATTTGGTAAAACTGCGCTTTCTACGTCAGATATAGCGTTTATGAACAG